CTCCATCTGACCATACAAATCAGCGGCACCTCTAAACCCTGACTCTGCTACTTCTTGTGTTGTTGGCTGTTGTGTTCCTTGTGGTTGCTGCTGCCCTCGGCCTTTAGACATATCTTGAGTCGGAGCCTTAGCCTGGCCTTTTTTAGTGTTGCCGTATTGGTCAACGTAAACACCTGGCCCAGTTCTACGCCATACACTAGTACCACTTGGAGCTTTAGTATTTTTAGGATCGTTTGCTAATGCGCCTTTATTTTTCTGTGCCATAATTATACCTGACCACCTAAATCATAACGAATCTCAAAGCCTAATATCTGCATAGTAGAGTTCTTAATAGCTCCACCAAACCTTACCGCTGCACAATGGCCCTGACCCTTTACGGCGTAACGGTCAAAGATGTATTCAATATCAGCGGACCAAGGACTACCCCAAGGACTACCCCAAGGAGTAAATATACCCGCTGAAGTAGTTACGGCAGTTACCGTTGGCATACGCCTAAAATCTACATCTAGCCCAAGATTAAGGGTAATTCCTCTTTTTGTCCTAATAATCGGACGAATATCTTTGAACGCTTTATAATTTCCACGGGAGCCGTAAAAGCTAAATGCTGTTCTGCCGCTGTAACTAATCGACTGACTATCTGTTGCGGTCTTGGCATCCGCCTGGCCTGTTTCACCCTTCCAGACTATGCCAGTAGAAGAGCCGTAATAAGGTTTGTTATTAAACAACGTAGAGGCTAGTGCATGTTCATCATTGAATAGCTGAAACACGGTCCAACCTTTTGTATCAATAGAGTACACTAACCATTTACAGCCTAGTCCCGTAGTTGGGATCGTTATATACACCCGTCTACCTTGTGGCCAGAAAAAGCCTGACCACTGATGATCAAATCCTACGCTGCTAGCCGCTTCTGAAATTAAAGGATTTACGTTTCTGCTAAGTACGTTTAATGCTGCTTCAGGATCGGCTTGAAACAGGCCAGATACAGGCACTATGCCCTGTTCTGTTATAATCCAAACTTCATTGTTAACCCTGACAAAAGCCCGATAACCCAACGGCTTTCCGATGTAATATCTAGCTACTAATCCCCAAGTCGTAGGGTCTCCAGCATAAGTACCGCTATAGAATACAATCTCACCTTCAGAGCTACACGCCCAGAAGTAGTCTTGAGCTGCTACGTTGGCGCTATTACTGTAGCTACCAATACCAACAAGCCTACCACCACGAGAAAACACATACTGAAAATCAAAGGCTGTAAGGGCTGGGGTACCGCCTGTGCCGGTTACTTGCAAGCCTCCATACCAAACCTTGGCCGTGTTAATTTCAACGAAATACAGGCGCTCCTTGTAGCTTGTAACATTAACTAAAGAGCTTTTAGCAACCCCTGTAAAGGTCACATCTGAACAAGTGCCTGTGCCAGTATAAACTTGAGCATTGTTAGTACCATTACAAAGGTACAGATTATTGGCATAAGTAGCTGTCTGCCATTCCCCGCTAGTTGGCGTAGTACTGCCAGTTATATTAGTGCTGACTCCAGATGTATTGATTGAATAAATCTTATCTGTAGAACAAGCAACTAACTGAGTGCTTCCATCCTTAAGGTTTAATGACGATAAGGTTCTTAACGGGGATACAGCACCTACATCACAAAACTGCTCATAGCCTAGTCTAACAGTAGGCGCTCCAGCACCAGGAAACACGTTTACTAACTCCAAAGCGGAGGTCGCATCCATGTTATCAATCGGACTTACTAGGTCCAACCCACCATAAGGCGGTGGCATTGTGAAGCCCTGAAAAGCCATTACCTACCTTTTAAACTGCTGTGGTACGCCTTGCATTAAATAAGGATTCTGCTGGTTAAACTGCTGCATAGCCTGCTCACGAGTGCCATATACTCCAGGGCTTAACCGATATTGACCGGCATTATTAGCTGACGGCTGCGGCATATTAGGAGCCATGTAAATACCAGATTGAATGTTGTTTGGATTTGCTCCGTACATACCAGCTAATCTACCAGCTTCGTTCGGATCTCCCATTCCGCCCTGGTTATATCCTGGGTCCATAGCTGGTCCTTTGCCAACAATACCAGCCCACGTGTTAGGATTCATTTGTCCTTCCATGCCACGATAACCTGGCATATTTGTATAAGCTGGCTGATTTACCATTGGTCCAAAATTGCCTGGCAATCTATTATAAGCATCAGGTGGTGGCATTTGAGGATTTGGGGTCTGTGGTCGCTGCATTACAGCACCGCTACGATTAACAAGTCCGCCCTTATCGCCTCGATAAACTCCAGGGCTAAGACGCTCGCCAACCTTTTCTCTTGGTCCTCTTGCTAATGCTCCTGCTAATTTACTTCCCTTTGCCATTTTCTTTTCCCTTCTGATAATTAACTTGTAATGCTTCTCTAACTGTCTTAGCTGGTTTTACTTGCCCTTTATCGTTTACATACATTCCAGGTGAAACACGAACAACTTCACCTTTAGCTGCTTTAGGCGGCGGTGGTGTTTGAACTCCTACTCCCGCTTGCTGTGCAAACTTAGACTTGCCTAGCATGGCTTCAATGTTTGCCATTACCTCTTGTTCATTTTTCGCGTTGCTTGTAGCAGCATTTACTAACATGCCTGTAAATTGCCCAGGATAGTATTTAGCTTTTGTATTATCTGCGCCGTATAAATTACGAATCATCGGATCTAATTTATCAACGGCAAACTTAGCTAATGGGTTAGTAGCGTCTACATCCCACGCATTACGAGTAGTCTTTTCGTCTACGTTTTTATATTTAGTTTTGCCGTCCAGTCCTATGTTAAACTTAGATCCATCGGCTAAAGTTACATTATATTCCTTATCTGCTACGCCGGATTCTTTTAAGTCCCCTCTAAAATCATCGCGGATCTGCTGTGCTCCAGATTTGCCTGACTTCATCATAGCACCTATTGAACGCTTGCCCATAAAGCGTAAAGCTAAATTAGGAGCTGCTCCAAAAACCATATTTACGCCTTGGTTTGTCCAGTCAGCTCTATCGCCTCTGCCCCTGACAATATCTTTCATGCCAGTCTCCCAAGCATTGCTAGCAGCGGCAACAACTGCCGCTACCGGCAAAGCTACTGAACCAACAGAGCTTAAAGTAGATGCGCCTGTTTGTGCTCCTGTAGCCCCTAAAGCTGATTCGCCACCTAGCAGCGGTGGCATAGGGACCGCTCCTGCCGCAGTAGGCGCACTAGCAGCAGCAGAACTTTTACCAAATAAGCTGCCGATATTTTGAAACCCGCCTAGTGCCTCATTAGTAAGCAAAGATCCCGCAACTACGCCTCCAGCTTGTAAAAGCCCGCCTTTTTGGGCTGCGGCTGCATTTTCTCTTGCTAGTTGATCAGGTGTTTTAGGTTGTCCAAATATCGAAGTAGTTTGATTCATGGCGTCAGCATGAGGAACCCCTCGGCTAGTAAGCCAAGCGTAATAAGCTCGTGGTTGACTCCTTGCAAAAGGTGGAGCATCGGGATTAAACATTTGTTCGTTGACTGCCATTATATCCAAGTCCCAAAAGTTACTACGTTGTTTCTGCCAAACTGAGTAGGTCGATTAAGAGCACCAGCGTATATAACTTTGCCACCCTTGGTTCTTCCAAACTCTTCTACTAATTGAATATCAAACATCGGCCTAACACCTTCTAGGCCGTGTATCTGTGCAAAGCGTTCTAGTATGCCCTGTTCTAATAACTTTTCTTGAAAGATGCTTGTGTCTGTATTGGCTATAAACGTGCTATACGGCCCGTTGTAATAGGTCCATGTCACACCACCATCTGATACACTTCCGCTTGTATGCGTTGGCGCTGTGGCCCCTGTAGTGCCTCCAGCCGTGGTTTGATAATAATTACCGTTGTAAATACAGTAAGCATTAGCATTAAAAGGGGTGCTTGCAGTCCAAGTTTTAGGCACTACGCTTCTGTCAGCGATGTATTCAAAAACTAGAATCTGACCGCTGCTGCCAGGAGTAGGGCTAATAACTAGCTCATTGTTACCCAAGCCTCTAATCTGAAAGCGTTGGTATACGGTAGGTAATACGCCGTAGCCTTGTATCTGTGCATAATCCTGTTCTGATATTGGACCTAGCACTCTCCATCTGGTTGATTGATTCCAGAAGGTTTCATATTGGTACATCGAAAAAGCGGCTGGCAGGGCATAAGTTGCCTGACCAGCCACCGTTGTAATAGTTCCCTGAGCAAAGCATTTAGGCCAAGGAAATGCCTCAAATATGTCACGGTTAATACGATTAGCAATGGCAAGTAACTGCTTTGTAGTAGTTTCGTTGGATGTCAGTATATTTGACTCAACGGTGTACCCTGCCTCATCTGCTACATTCTGTATTACCGTGGCTATACTCATGCTTTTCTAGGTCGCCCCCTTAGTCTTGGTTTTTCTTCTTGGACCTCTTCCTCAAACTCCTCGGCCTCGATTGACGGGATCACCTCCTTTCGATAAGGGCGCAAATCTGTACCCTCGTTAGCTTCGACTCGTTGAAACATTAACTCTAGCTTTTCTTCTAGGGCTAGGCGCTTTTCACGCTCCTGCTCTAACATTAGCCTTAGCTTAGCTACGTCATTTTGATCCGACTTGGCAGCGGCTAACCACTCTTGAGCCATTTTAGCAAACTTGGACAACGGTCCTAATTTGCGTTTAGCCTCTTCGGTTGCCGCAGCCATTTGCTCTACGGTTCTAAAGCCAAGGTAAGCTAGCTCACGCATAGCGGAGCCGTTCATCATTGGCCACTCTGCAAGGGGAGTTCCCTCTGTTACAGGCTCAGATCCCGCCTTAAAACGGGCGTAAAGCTCTGGGTATTCTTGCATGTCTTGAGGCTCAATGCGTCTAACTGTTTCGTCGCCACCTGGCCATTGAACACTTATAGAAGGAATCTCATCAAATATAGGTCGCCCTGCTGCTTGTGATTTCTCCTCGTTTTCTGTGTATGCGTTAAAAAACCGCACATTCGCACCGGCATATCGCTTTTTCTGCGATGGCTGGCCTGATATGATACTTTGCCAATCAACTTGTGCCATGTATCTATTCTCCGTAAATAGGCGTTATTGCCTATCTACTTATAACACTAGCCTTCTATAACCACCAAGGTATTGATATTGCCGCCTGACGTCTGGTAGGCAGTTATTGCACTAGCTGGTACAAATCCTTCTGTAAACCGCAATACGTTGCTTCCTGCTGTGCTTGGCAAGACGTAACATTTGTTAGTGCTGGTTGCTGTAATGCCGGTTAGCGTTTGGCCTTCTAAGCCTATAGCTATATTGGCAGCAGAGTTATTTTGAATGATTAGGCACTTCCTGACGCTATTAGCTGTAAGAATTGCTGTGCTAGTAGCCGTAGCTATTGTTGGGGTGGTTGTTGTTGTATTGCCTGCGTATGCTGTCATAAAGCCTCAATAAAAAGGGGGGATTGCTCCCCCCTTTAGGTTAGTTCACCTTCAAGTGTCCTACAGAGAACAACTCTACGGCTGCTGCGCCTGTGTTAGTTGTGAGTCCTACAACGTAAGCAATCTTAGTTGTAGAAGCATCATCACCTACACCAGCGGTTGCAGTTGTAAAAATATTGGCCTTAGCAACGTATGAAGCCGCTAGCTTGCCTCGAATACCCTTGCCTGCTCCACCGCCACAGATTCCACCAACCCATACCCAAAGGTACTCGTTGTCGGCAGCGGCTACCTGAGCCACTCCAATAAGAAGTCCCTGTGAACCTGCGTTAGTAGTTGTAAGCATAGCAGCCTGGCCGTCATTCTCGATCTTTACAAAAGCGTATTGATCAATAGCTCCGTCAGCCTGTACGAGTACAAACTCACCCTCTGTAAGAGAACCTACAGTCATCAGAGGTGCCGGCAACGGCAAATCTGTACCTGTCCAGGTTATCTTGTAATTAACTCCGAATGATCCTACTTGTGACATACTCTAGTCCTCCTTATTAAGCGTAAATAACACCCTGGAGAGCCGGAGCTGAACAGCAGAGGTTTCCTTCAACGATAATAACTGTGAAGAAAGCATCCTGATCAATCGGGCGATCCATTGATGGGGTTAGTGGCTTGAAGTCAGCGCCTCGAACCATGTCAAATGTCCAGTAGTCAGTATTGAGCAACCGGCATGAGTTGGTTTCTAGTACGCTGGAATTAAATCCACCGTCAAACACAAAGTCGCATCCGTCATAGCTTAAAGCACGAAAACCAGCTACAGCCTTCTTTGTAGGAAGCTGAATACGCTGAATTGCCGTTAGTGAGCTATGAAGGTGCTTCCATGCTGTCCTGTCCATAAGACCAAGATCCGGTGCCTCGTTGCCACGGGTTAGGCGGCTGATAACATCGGTGATATTCTCCTGAACATTTGCAGCGGTAAGAGTTACGTTAGTAGCGTAGTTTCTTGCCCATGTATTAGAACTACGGTCAATTTTGCCGTAAGTTCCAGACGAAGGCGAAGTAGAAACTGCTTTTTTAATACCGTCGAACTCAAGCCCGTTAAATCCTGTTCCGTCACCACGAAGTGATGTCGAGAAAGTATTCTTAAGACGCTTGATTGCAGCATCCATCTTAGCCTCGGCCAAGTCTAGGAGCTGAGCCTCGCCAGTGTTAGCACGATACTCACGTCCGTTCATCGCAACAGGCTCATAGCACTGCTTAACGCCGAACTGAAATGCTGTGAGGTCATCAATCGAGCTAAGGTCAAAAGACTGATAGCCCTGATAGAATCCGCCCACTGCGGCATCGTTATACATTACAGGTTTACGGAATTCGAATCCTCCCGTCACCTTACGAATAAGTCCCTTGTCCTCAAGTACAGATGTCACAACGTTGTGATGAAGTACGAGATCGGCGATCTCTTCTGACTGATCCCAAAGGGTACTTACGATTGCTTCTTGTAAGTTAGCCATTTAAGTTATCCTTATGTTTTGGGATAACCTATATGGCTTTATGGCCTATTCGCCGCTAAAGCGTCTACGCAGGTTATCCCGTAAGTTGTTTGATGTTACCCTGGGAGTTCCGCTACCTGCGGTGCCAGATATTGATTTAGCAGCTTTCTTGGCTTTTTCAACCACTTGCTGCTGTTGCTGTATCACCGGCTTTGCGGTCATTTTAGAAACAAGACCGGAAAAAGTCGGATTGCCGTTTACTACGTAATTATACGCTGTTTCTAGCACCTGTTCAGGGGAGGAATACCGCCCTGTTGACGTTAGTGCCTGAACAACCGGAGCCATCTCAGCCTCAAGTTGGGCTGCTGTCTCTGGATCACGGAATAACGGCTTGTTATTCATAAACGAGTTTACCACTTGCTGATTGTAATAATCAACTGCGCTTTTTTGCTGCTCAGCTTGGATAGCCTGTATTCGCTCCTCGGCAATACGCTCAGCATCTTCTCTAGTCAAATACTGTTGTGGTTGCTGCTCCGGCTGGTAGTTATTAAGCTGGTTAATGTCTACGCCATAGCTGTTTAGCCAATCCAAAGCAGTATTGATCGGGTCAGTTTTCATAGCCTTGTCCCAAGCTACTGCACGCCTGGTTACATCGGTTATGGAAATACCCTGCCTAGCATAGTCATCTTCATACTGCTTGATAGTGTCGTATAGCCCTGAAGTCTGCTGTTTTAGCTTTTCAACTTCCTGCATTTTACGGCTATAATCAGACCGAGTCTCATAAGCACGTCTATTTAGATAGGACTGAAGAACATGAGCATTTGCCGGACTTGGATTAAGAAAAGCCTCCTTCTCAGCAGCGTTCATATCAGCAGGAGGGGCAAGCGGTATTGGCGCAGATTCCGGCGTTGGTGCTTGGGTAAATGCGGCCTCTTGGCTAGCTTCTTGGCTTGCACTTGCGTTTTCTGTAGTCTTTTCCTTGCTCTCTGTTTCTTTAAATTGCTGTCTTAAAGTTTCTCCAATAGATAACTCGGCTGGCTCACGCTCTACACTTACCTGGGTATCTGTTACGCTATTATCTTCCATTTTTATACCTATCAATCATATTAGCCTTAATTTTGTTGATTGCTGCACGTTCGGATGCGCCCGACTCTGAATCGGGGATGTATCCTCTATCGTAAGCGTCACCAACCTCAACCGCCCCAGCCGCTCGGTAAGCAGCTCTGAGCTTTGATTTACTTGTATAGATTTCCTTGGGGTTAAGAGGATTCCGTGTAGGTTCCATCTCGTCCTGGATAAATAAATCACGAGCGTAAGATTCATAATTACGCTGTACTTGTTCTATTGGCACAACCTTTTTTTTAATATGACAATACTGAAACAATTTATATTTTTGAGCCATTTAATCATCCATTAACATAACTAACATTAACAGTCTTGTTCTTTTTGCTTTCTCTTGGGTTTCTAAATCTTGACGTTCTAATGCTTCCTCTGCTGCTCGTTTTGCCTGTAATGCCTCTTCCTGTCGCCCTAGTAGTATTTGTGCAGCTAAATACTCTTCTAGTAACTCTTGTTCGGTTTTACGCTTCCTACGGCGTTTTAAACCTTTTGCAAGTATGTCTGATGTGTCGGTTCCCTTGGCTTGAATAAAGCCATTAGGTAAACCGTACATCATGTGTAAATGGTTTTGAAATCCTCCATTAGTCACTGTCTATACCAATAATTGGCTCTGCTGTTGCATCCGTTGTTACAGTCCTTGTTCCTAATACCGTTGTATCATCTGATTTTGTAACACTTAAAGTGTTACCTGCTACTTGGGTATTATGAGTTCCTTGAGCAATCATACCATACAAACTACGCAAACTTACTGAACCTCCGACGCCACTAGCTTCTACACTAGCCGTAGTTCGTTTTAAAACTGTGTCTGCTATTTCATTAGCTGTTGGGATACTACCCGATGCGCTAACTACAGTAGCATTTGCAGATTGAATTAGGAGGGCTTGGACTCCGGCTGAGTAGGCGATGGGGTCTCCTCCTGGGCCACCGATGAGGTTTCCTCCTGCGACACGGGCGACGTAATTGCCTGGTTGGAAATAAAGTTGCCACGACCCCAATAATTCGACGGTGATACCGACTTGGACACCTGGGCCAAGGGCGTCGAGTCCTGATCCTTTTCCGATTCTGGCATAAATAATTCCCTCCTCACTCGCCTGAGCTAACTTAATAGCGTCATAAAGCGTAGAACAATCAATATCAAAAGTGCCCCCATCAACCTCGATTAGGCTAGTGCCAAATTGAAAGGTAAAGGGAGCTACATAATAACTCATTATACATCACTGTTTCTTGAAGCGTTTACAGAAGCTCCGGCGTTGGTGATAGAGATAGTTGTGGTAAATGGGATGATGGGGCTTCCACCACTTCCGTTTCGCACGTCCACTCTCGCATTGAAATTGCTGCTGTATGTAAACGATTGAGCCTCAGAAGTGCTTGCGGCCTGTCTATCAAGATATGGAACAAACACCTCATCCGCCGTTACGATATTACTCGCTAATGCAGGAGAAAGTCCGTTAAAGGTCTTTGTCCCTGCGGTATAGCTTGTGTATGTATATCTAAGGTTCTTAATACGAATCACTCCAGTAGACGGCGTATCAGCCTTGATTGACTCTACAACTGTCAGAGCTGTAGCCCCAGACGATGCGGCAACCGGAGTATATTCATCTTTCAAGATATTTCCTGAACCATCATCACGGGCAACCAGGACTCGGTCGCCAGCAACAAGATTACCTACAGTAATGCTTACTAAAGTTGGCGGTACTTGTGTCGTGCCATCGTGAGCAATTAGCTGATACCGTGTTGATTCAGCCGCTAAGACTCCAGAAAGATACCAGCCTTGAGCCGCAAAGAACGTGCCTCCCGCAAATGTTCCAAATGGTGCTGATGTAATTTCAGTATAAGCAGAGTTCAGAACTCGGTATCTCCAGCCTGGAATACTGTTAAGAGTCTCTGCGCTGTTCTCTCGCGTTAAGTATTGAAGATACTGATAAGCCTCTGCCAGCGTACAGCCGCCTGATAGAGCAATCGTTCCCTTGTATAGTTTTGAGCCGTTACCGTTGCCCAGGTCTTCATTGGTGTCGCCGAAAGTGACAGTAACTTTAGTAGATAAAAGCGCTGCTTGTCCTTCCGTCAGTGTGATATTACTATCAAGCGCCGTTGCAAGAGCTGCCGAGGTTTCACCACCCGCTGAAAGGCTTACATCAAAGTGCGAGTAAGTCTGCCCCCATTTACGAGAAAAAGCTGTTACGTTTCCGCTGTCGATAAAAGAACCGCTAGTCTTTACCTTGACCAAAATCTGAACATGCCCATCAGCCCAGAACTTTGTCAGCTTGCTACCGCTCTGCACAACATATACAGGAGATGCCGCTACGATACCTCCGATAGTTTTTAGTCCTGAGTATTGGACGTTTGCGCTGTCCTGCTTAATCGACCCGAAGTTAATATACTGAGCCGCAGTGTCGTCTAGGTTAAAAACGATTGCGCCAGAGGTAAGAAGGTTAAGACGAGAAGCAACTGCCGCATCTCGTGGGCCGTCAAGCCTTGATGGATTTGGCGCAAGAATATCAACAAGGTCGTTACCTGTTGCCGCTGCGTCATCTGCTAGGTCTTGCAGCCATTGGTGAAGAGCAAGAACGGTATAAACGGTGCTGCTCGCTCCCGCTTGGCGACGGATGTCTCCAGTCGCATTGATTTGGAAATCGTCCTGAATAGCCATTTTACTCTTCCTTCCTATTCATCAGAAAGCTGGTTCGCTGTCTGACTATTATTACTATTTGTTAATGTTGTTGTCGTTCTCCATTCTTGATAATACGGCGAAGTAGTTGCCTTTCTCACCACTATTTCAATCGGAATATCTGATGTGTGCACATAGTTATATGTAAATGTGCCAGTTGTTACGGCTTGATTGGCGATAACTGCCAGTGTGTCTGTTCGTCGCACTAGAATGCGAGAGTTGTTGACGATATTGGAAACCGTAAGAGTGTAGGAAGCCGCAGGACTATAGTATGTGCCGTCGTCAGCTTGCATACGAGCAAAACCAGGCACCTCATTACCTGAGCCATCAACGACCCTGACGCCTTTTAAAGTTGCTCCAGCCGAACCAAAAAGAGTTCCTCTAGATGTTTCTAATGCTGCACCTACACCAATAACCATTACTGGCCATGCTGTGTTGTGAAAGCCGCCGCCCAGAGAAAAAGAATCTTGTGCTGTATGCCACGAAAGCCACTGCGCTACTGTAGCCGCTGATGAGCCATCCGTAACCGTTACGGTAATGCTAAATTGCTTTCCGTTCCATGTAACCGGACTCGCCCCATGGTCTGTCACGGTGATTGATTTAACTCCTGGGTCGGAGTCTGCAATTACGCTATCGGATTGATTGAGAGGAAATGCCGCACCATTTTCTGTCAGCGTAAACTTACTTTCTTCCTCATCCCATCCAGGTCTTCTAACTCGCAAAGTTACTGCCGTGTCTGCGTACCAAGCGGGATATAGTCTTGGAATGCTATGCGATTGGGTGTCGAGCAGTTTACCGTCGCTATCCCTAAAAATTGAAGCACGAGAGCCTGTAGCTATGTTGGACATTGATACTAGCGGCTCGTTGTATGGGTATGGATTGCTAGTAATTA